CCCTGATAACGTGTAATGTTTTCGAGGTCTTTTTCGGCGGCGCTCGCGGGGGAGGTTGATGGCCCCCCGGTCTTAACGGCTGGGGGGCGAGTTTAGCAAAACAGACGGCATGTTAGGCGATTGGGCATCTCATGCTGACCTGTACGGGGAACATGCGATTGGCCTGATGGTTCGCAGGCAGCGGACTGAGCTAGTCGAAACAATCGAGCGTTCTCGGGCGCTGTATGCCCCGCTGGGCTGGGAATTCAAGGAACAGGAGAAAATGTGGCGTTCGCCAAATGGCGCGCGTCTCAGGTTTGCTTATCTTGAACGGGATCAGGATGCGGAAGCCTATCAGGGCCATTCGTATTCCAGGGTGTACGTTGAAGAGGTCGGCAACTTTCCCTCGCCAAAGCCGATCCTAAAGCTTTTGGCGACGTTGCGCAGCGGCGCAGGCGTTCCCTGCGGCATGAGATTGACGGGAAACCCCGGTGGCCCCGGCCATCAATGGGTAAAGGCCAGATATATCGACCCAGCCCCTATGGGCTATGAGGTTTTGACTGACGAAGCCAGCGGCTTGCAGCGTGTGTTTATCCCGTCAAAAATACGGGATAACAAGTTTTTGGGCGAAGACTATGTGCAGCGGCTTCGCGCTGTCGGTTCTGAGCAGCTTGTTCGTGCATGGCTTGAAGGCGATTGGAGTGTCATAGATGGCGCGTTCTTCGACGGATGGTCTAACGAGCGGCACGTCATCAAGCCGTTCACGATACCTTCCGATTGGTTACGTTTTCGGTCAATGGACTGGGGTTTCGCGCGCCCGTTCAGCGTGGGCTGGTGGGCTGTTGTCGGGGACAATACGACGCTATGTCCCGCATCCGAGCAAATCCGGTTGGGTGATGCGACAAGAATTGCGGTCAGCGGGCTGGATCGACACGCCGTATTGCCGCGTGGATCACTCATTCGATATCGTGAATGGTATGGCGCAAGTGCACCCAATGTCGGGCTTAGACTCACTGCCGAAGACGTGGCGCGTGGAATTGCAGCCCGCGAGGCTAACGAGAAAATCACCTACGGCGTAATTGACCCTGCTGCATTTGCACAGGATGGCGGTCCTTCCATAGCCGAGAGAATGGCTAAATGCGGGGTTCATTTCCGCAGGGCTGACAATACGCGCGTTGGGCCTAGAGGCGCATTAGGTGGCTGGGATCAGATGCGCGCCCGTCTTAAGGGCGACGTTGACGGCAAGCCCATGCTGTATGTGTTCGAAACATGCCGGGATTTTATCCGCACTGTCCCTGCATTGCAGCACGATCCAGACAGACCGGAAGACTTGGACACTGACGGCGAAGACCACGCGGCAGACGAAGCCCGTTATGGCTGCTTGTCGAGACCGTGGGTTCCGAAGCCTGTTGAACAGAAAAAGCCGACCGAATTGCAGTTCGAGGTCAAGCCCAATGGGGCTGTTGTGTCGAACATGTCTATTCGGGAGATTGTGGAAGCAAAGGCGCGCAAGCGTCGGCTGGGATTATAAATGTCCGAAACCGAACAATACGACGACAAGCCAGATAAAGGCGGCGAAGCCAGTAAACGCCAGGATTACGTCAAGTATTGGCTCGACTCAATTGAGGCCGTCAGCGAGGCGGATAGCAATTGGCGCAAGGATGGTGATGGCGCTGTCCGCGTATATCGCGGCGACAAGGAAGCGGATGACATTTTCGCCCGTTCCCGCGATTTCAATATCTTTCACAGCAACATAGAAACCACGCTCCCGGCTATTTACAATTCCACCCCTGTTCCTGATGTGCGCCGCCGTTTTGGCGATAAGGACAAGGTGGCTAAAACCGTTGCGCAGATCATCGAACGCTGCCTGTCGTTCTCGGTCGACAATTACGACTTTGACGAAACCATGCGGCAAGTGCTGTTTGATGGCCTTGTGCCGGGCAGGGGCGTGGCTCGCGTTCGCTATGTCCCGTATTTTACGGAAGCGCCAGAACCGGGCGAACAGCCGGAAGAAGAGGCCCCCGAGACAAAAGCCAACGCTGGCTTGCCTGAAAAGCCGACTGAACAGCTTTCTTACGAGGAAGTGTCCTGCGAATATGTGCCGTGGAAGCGCTTTCGCATCGGGCCTGCCGACGAATGGCAGATGGTCCCGTGGATTGCCTTTGAGCATTTCCTGACCAAGAAGGAAGTCGAGAAGCTCGCGGGTTCCAAGATAGCCGACGCTATCAGCATGGATTGCAAGTCTGACGGCTCGCCTGCGGGTGAATCGGAAAGCCCCGAAGCGGACAAGATGAAACGCGCCCGCGTTTGGGAGATTTGGGACAAGGACGAAAAGAAGGTCATTTTCGTTGCGCCGGGCTACAAAGCTGACGTGCTGTATGAGGAAGATGACCCGTTCAAGATGGACGGTTTCTACCCTGTCCCGCGTCCCGTCCAGCCTATTTCAACCCCCGGCAATTTAATTCCCGTATGCCCCTATACAATTTATCAGGTTCTCGTTGAAGAACTGAACGAAATCACCTTCCGCATCAAGCGCCTTGTCAAGCAGATCAGGGTCAGGGGCGGTTTTGCGGGTTCAGGCGGATCGCTTGCAAGCCTTGTCGATGCAGATGATGGCGAACTCGTCCCCCTTGAGGGCTTAGAACAGTGGATCGACAACGGCGGGCTGGAAAAGGCCGTGCTGTGGTGGCCTATCGAGCCTATCACGAAAGCGCTGGTTGAACTCTATCAGCAGCGCGAACAGGTCAAGCAGACCATTTACGAAGTCACGGGCATTTCCGATATTGTCCGGGGTGCATCGAAGGCCAGCGAAACAGCGACGGCGCAGGAAATCAAGAACCAATGGGGTTCGCTGCGTATTCAGAAGCTTCAGGGCGAAGTCCAGCGTTTTGCCCGTGATTTGTTCCGGTTAAAGGCTGAGATTATCGCCAAGCGCTTTTCGCCGCAAACCGTGATGATGATTTCGGGGATTATGCTGTTGCCACAAGCGCAGCATCAGGAGTTGCAGGCGCAAATGCAGCCGCAGCCAACGGTTCCAGGCCAACCAGCGCCGCCCCCGCCACAAATACCGCAGGAATTGCAGACCGCGCTTGAGCAGCCGCCAATGGAGGCCGTGTTCGGCGTCATGCAATCTGACGTCATGCGCTCGTACCGCATCGACATTGAAAGCGACTCGACAATACGCGCTGACCTGACCCGCAACCAGCGCGCCATGAACGAATTCCTGCAAGGGACGGCGCAGTATATCGCCGCTATCGGTCCTGCGGTTCAGTCCGGCCAAATGCCGCCGCAAGCCGCTGTGGAGGTCTATACGGCGTTTGCTCGCAATTACAAGCTGGGCAAGCAGGCCGAAGACGCTCTCGACAAAATGAGCGAAGCCGCTGCGAAACCACAACCGCCCAAGCCTGATCCAGAGGCAGAGAAGGCCAAGGCGCAAATTCAACTTGAGCAGCAGAAAGCGCAGATACAGCAGCAGAACGACCAATCGAAGCTCGCCCTTGAGCAGCGCAAGATGGAAATGCAGGCCGCTAACGACCAAGCCAAGATGCAAAACGACATGGCGATGGCGCAGCAGAAGATGCAGTTCGAAATGGAACTGGCGCGCGAAAAGGCTGCTCAGGAATATCAAATCCGCATGATGGAAGTAAACGCTGACATTGAAATCAAGCGTCAGCAGGCGGCGGAACAGGCCAATCTCAATCGGGCCATGTCGGCTAACAAGATGGATATTCAGTCGCAAGAGGCCAAGAACAAGGCCAAGATGCAAAGGGCTACAGCACAATGAGCAGGCCATTTACTCCCAACGGCGCGACGGTAACACTGAGCGTTACAAATTCCACGGCTTCAAGCGCTATCGGTTCCGATACCGTGACAAGCACGCGCACAATCCGCATTGCCGCGCCATCATCGAATGCGCAGATTGCCTTTGTAGCATTTGGCGACAGCACGATCACATCGACTACGGCCAGAATGCCGATCCTGCCGGGAACGGTTGAAACCTTCTACACGGGGACAATGACGCACGTCGCCCATATCACGGCATCGGGAACGGCAACCCTTTACGTTACACCCGGCGAGGGCGAATAAATGTTGCGCGCTGTAACCAACGGTGCGGGCGCGGCCAACGTCCCGTATGTCGTTGCGGCTTCGGCTGCAACGGGCATGTCCACAACCGGCGACACAAACGAAAACACGCTTGCGACGATTACCATTCCTGCGGGCGCAATGGGCGCGAATGGTATTGTCAGAATAACAACGGTTTTTAGCTATACCAACAGCGCAAACACCAAATCTCTTCGCGTGAAATTTGGTGGGACAACTTATCAAAACACATCCGTAACAACTACGGCAAGCGCAAGATACCAGACACAAATTCATAACAGGAACGCGACTAATTCACAGGGCGGCGGGCATATAAGCGGCACCTTCGCAACATCAAGCGGAAACCCTGTAACGTCGTCGGTTGATACCACGGCGGCGGTTACTGTTCTTATCACGGGCCAAAATGGGCTGGGGTCGGAAACTATCACGCTAGAAAGCTATTCAGTCGAGGTCATCTACAGGCCATGACGACCTACCGCGTTGCCGAAGACGGTTCACTCATCGACAAGGCGACAGGCGAGAAATTCATAGGCGACGGCAGAATATGCACGCCCATGATTATTCAGGACATAGCGCCTTACAAGTCACCCATTGACGGATCGTATGTTGGAGGCCGCGCAGCCCAGCGCGAAGACCTCAAGAGAAACGATTGCGTCCTGCAAGCCGATGTCAAGGGAGACAGCTTCGGCAAGCGCAAGGGCGTGAAGTCGGAGAAGTGGGCGAAACGGCTTGGCCTGCCGCTGATAGGCCGCGATATCTAAAGGAAGCGACATGTCAGAATTGGAGAACGGGGCGACGGAAGTCGTCACGCAGGAACCTGTTACCCAAACGCCGGAAACGACCGAGACAACGCCGGTAGATTTGGATGCCGAACTCGGCAAACTCTACGACAACGCCAACATTCCGCGCGGCGAAGATGGCAAGTTTGCCTCTCGCAACCCGGAAGGCGACACGCCTGCGCAAACGCAGCAGGACGACAAAGTTTCAGAAGGCAAGCCCGAAGGGGAAGCCGTCGAAATGGCGAAAACGCCATCCATCGACGCGCCGAACTTTCTGCCTTCGGAGTTGAAAGCTCATTGGGCGACCGTTCCACCCGCTGTCCAGGAGTATGTGGCAAAGCGGGAAACGGAAGCACATAAGGCAATCACTCAGCTAGGGCAGCAA